CTTGTAAAGATGGGCGCGAATAATTTGCTCTACATCCTCAAAATCAAACCAACCCAATGAACGCAGGTACCATTTATTTTTTCTTTTTCGCAATTCCTGGTCAATTATATCCTTTTTATCGGTATAGGTATATTTTTTATGGGTCACCTATTTCATCAGGATGAAGACGGGGCTTACAAAGGTCTACACTTTCTTGTAATACTTCTTGATCGGTCTTATTTTGCTCTTCTTGGCTTACTGGAGGCCTCTCAAAAACTTCTCTTTCACTTTCGGTAGGTGCGTTTTTTAATTGCTCCTGAATAAGGGATCCAACCGTTACTTGTGTCGCAGGGCCGAAAGAAACATCGTACTCCAAGCGAGAGAGGGAGGGTACGCGGGAGATGTCTTGCTTAACCTCAGGAGTCGCAGCGCAACTCGTGTTTCCGATTTCTTTTCCGCAATTAGAACAAAATTTAGGTTTCTCAAAGGAGTAAGTGACCTTCGCTCCGCAGTGTGAACAATATAATGAATTCATAGTAATATTTTATTAATTTTTTTAATACTTTTCAATATTAGATTAAATACCCACAAATAATACGCGCCTGGTGTCGTAGGAGCTCGAGTTCTATACAGTTGTCTTTTTGTTCTTTTACAAAATCTATTCCCAATAACCCAATTATTTTACCATTAAGGGTCTTTATAGGCACTGCATAAAAACTTTTTACCCCCCTGTCTTGCAATAAATGCTTAAAGCTTACGTCTTCGATATCTTCCATTGAATCACCGCAAAACCCTCTTTCATTAATTAACTTATCTATAAAATAGTGAAAATTAGAAGCGCGAAAGTTTTGAGAGCCTTGGGCCTCCGAACTTATCCCTTCCTTGACTTCTTCATAGGTACAGCTAAATTTTTGTTGAGAGCCTCCCGAATAATAGATGTCGCCATTGTGAAACTCATAAACATAAACACGATCAGCCCCAAACTCTTCCATTGTATACTCCAAGGCAGTATAAACGTTTTGGTTGCGCTTTGAGTGTTCATGCAGAATGTTTTTTTCTTTTTTTCTGGCGTCGTACCTATTATGTAGCCACAAGCTGAGAAAGGTAGCCCCTAACGTAGCCAGTGCGCTAATTATTGATGCCCAGATAATTTCCATTACTTTTTCTCCAGTTTCTCTATTTTCTTCTCTATTCTCTTTAGCAATTCATCTTTGACGTCATCTATTTTCTTGTGGAGCATATAAACATCTTGCCGCCGAGCTTCTAATACCTTTTCAGCTTTTCCCCAATAATAATGCATTTCGTCTTTTAATTCTTTTTTAATTACCTCCGTATATCTTCGATCATCACGAGCTTCCATTTGTAATTCCTTTTTAGTAGTATCAATACCCATTTTAAGTTCGTCATCCTTATGGCGCTCTTCGCTCTTGAATGTGTCTAGCGATTTACGAAGCCCATAAATTTCTGAGCGCACGAACTCCATTCCTTTTTCTGCGGTTAACTCGGCCTGCTTGATATCATTCATCAGGGATTTGATTACGAATGCCACAGATCCTGTAACGAAGGCGCCGCAGATGCAGATCGCAACCGCCGTGATTATGCTGATTTCGTTCATTATCTTCGGACTCTTCCAAAAAAGGCGCCAGCTATTGCGCTTAAGAGGTGACTATCTGAAGGCAAAAAGGTAATTCCTGGTAATTCCAGATATTGAATGCGTTCTACCGCATCTATAAAAAACAAAAAACCTCGGCTTGTTTCGCTAAAGGCAAAATACACAGGGACATCGAAAAAGAGTGGGCCTACAATCCTAACTCCAATAATGCACGTAAAGGCCATAATCGCAAGGACCGCAGTGGTCCATCCGAAAAGAAGTTTTGGTATTTGAGCTCGTACTGACTTTTGCGACTCTACCTCCATGGCAACAAAATCCCTCTCCATGGCACGTTCCATACGCCGATCTTCGCCAGCTTGCATCCATTTATCTATAAGCGCCCTAAGGACGAAGGTTACGATAAAAGTTATAACTTGTGGTGGAAACATTTCACCACTACTTACACTTAATTCATTTGCTCCAGCCGTTTTATGATGAATTTTAGAATCTTGCTGCGCTTAATATCTTCTATTCCAAACTTAAAAGTGTGAATGCCCATTTTACGACTTTCGGCGTCTGTGAATCTATCGCACATGGCCCTATATCCACTTTTGCCATTAATATCAGGCTGCATAAAATCGCCACATACAAAGAGTTTGGTGTTTTCTCCTATTCTTGTTATTAAAGTAGTTAATTCCTTAAAGGTGAAATTTTGAGCCTCATCTGCCACCACAATCTTATTTCGCCAATTAGCTCCCCTTAAATAATTTATTGGCATTGCCTCTATTCGCTTTTCTTGGAATAGCCTTTGGTGATCGGAGGTTTTTAGTAATTCTTCTAGTTTGTCCTCAAGGGGCAACATATAAGGATTGAACTTCTCGTCCGCATTACCTGGAAGTGCCCCCATATTTCTTTCGGCACTCTCTATAATAGTTCTAACATATAATAGCTCTAATTCCTTATGTTGCGCCAATAATCGCAATGCCGCATAAATTGCTATATAGGTTTTACTGCTTCCCGCAGGACCATTAATAAACACAATTTTGGTATTGGGGTCAAGAGCTATTTCGGCAAAGGACTTCTGTTTCTCAGTGAGTCGGTGATTTTTTATGTAGAAAAAAGGATTTTCTAATTCGGATTCTACAATCGATTGTGGGGCTTCTGACGATGTCCGTCTTTTTCTTCGTGCCATCACCTATAATTACACTTATTTCATAGGGCTTTGGATTTTTTTTGGTTGAGCGTTTTATATGTATTTATATATCTTTAATTAGTTTTGTTCAAATGGGTGGGGGTACCCCCACGAATGATAAAAGGGCCCCCCGCCGCTTAAATGTTTTTTTGGGCGGTGATTAATCTCCGAAATGGGGGGGAGTGCTTGAACTGATCAAGTCAGCATCCAAACAGTATTGTCACCCCAGCCAAGCTGTTCGGTTATATCCACCAGTCTGCCCCAGTTAGCTTCGAGGGTTGCGACATTCAAAAGAATATCATCACGCTGGGGGGTGTAAAAAATATGCGAACGCAAGACGATGACAAGCTCGTTGCCTGTCTCTGGCATCTTGGTCAAGACGTATGGCTGGCGCTCCATCTTAAACGATTACGTTGATACCGTGGAAGGCCTTGAGGGTGCGGAGATCGGAGAGCTTGGCAATGCAGTTCTTGCTAGAGCCAACGCCTTTAAGCAAGGCAAATTGTGTGCGAATAGATTGCACCTTGCAAAGTGAATTTTGCTTGGTCAGGACGGTGTCGTTAATTTTGATCATGGTTTTCTTAATTTTTTCTATGGTATAATTTTATAGGATTTTCTGTAAAGTGTCAAGCCTTTAAGTTTGGCTGCCAGCCTTGCATGCGAGCCTTTTCCTGCGCGAGCTTCTCCCATTCGGCATCGTCCAGCGCGGCTTGGTCTGCGTTGAATTCGTCGACCACCGAGAAGAAATTCCTGCGGAACCTTTTGGCAAACAATATCTGCGTTTCACGCGAAGGTGGAAATTGCGCTCCCGAAGGTTCGCCCATGCAAAGCTTTGCATTATCTGCAAGTGCCTTTTCGGTGGCGGCTTTAGTTTCCGCGCTTGCCAGCCATGCGCGGTGAGCTTTGATATGAGCGGCTCGCGCGGCTTCTCGTTGTGCTTTTGATTCTTCCATTTTCTTAATCTTTATATAATAGTATGACAGAAATCTGCGTGAAGTCAAGGGCAATTGCATCTTTTTTTCTCTTTTTTTAACCTATAAGTAAAACTAATGCAGGCGAGAGAGATCCTAATGACCACCCCGCAACCCGCATGAACACTGGGCTGGCGGGCGGCGGGCTCCCCCGCCCCGCTGCAGCCCGCTCTATGACTGGGCTAGCGGCCGATGGCTGTGAACGCTATACATAAGACACTATACATAAGCTATGTATAACGCTATACATAAGGCTACTTGAGAGCTTCAAGCTCCTTGCGGATAGCGTTAGCGTGTAACGCACGGATGGAACGCAAGGATTCCTTGCGTGACTTGTTGAGCTTGGCAGTCCACCAAGCGAGATCTCTTTCGAGCTTTTCGATTTCTTTTTGTTTTGACATAATGGTTAAAAAGTAAAGGGTTTGTGATTAAAGTTTAGCTGAACATTTCCAGCATCTCAACGGACACGCACTCCATGTCAATCTGTTCTTCGTCATCTTCGTCGATGGGATCGGCATCGACTTCAGTCTCGATGCGAACGAATTCGTCCATGATATCCTCGGACGTTGCTTTGGTTTGTGTGCCGTCTACGGCATCCAAGACTTGCTCGACGGCTTGCTCGGCGTGTAGCTCGGCAAAGAGGGATTGAAGGGCGAGAGGGAGTTGTGATATGGCTTTACTCATGTGGTTTTTTACTTTCTTAATTTTAATATGCTATAATTATAAACCATTTTTCAGAAAATGCGAGAATAAAATCACGCCGTGAGACCACTAATAGAGCCAAACGTGAAAATAATCGTAAAAAAAATCGCTTAAAGCTCCCTAAATTGCGGAAAATTCGGGGGAAAAATTAAATAGGCAATTAAATCGGATTTAATTCGGAATAAATGAATCGCCCATGTAAGTTGCAACTTACCTAACGACCGCCCCGCAACCCGCATGAACACTGGGCTGGCGGGCCGCGGGCCCCGCCGCCAGGCTGCAGCCCGCTCTGTGACTGGGCTAGCGGCCGATGCCGCTGAACGCTATACATAAGACGCTATGCATAAGCTATGCATAAGCGTTATACATA